TAATCACTCAATTCTTGGCCAATTGCTGGCTCACAGTGTATCTTATTTGATATTGAATTGAACTTCTCTATAATGATGTCGGTCATATTCCATTTTGAAACTTACTCCACTCAATTGCATTCTTAATATTGAACCCTAGCGTACCAAGTGTCTTGATAATTGATTCGAGGAAGTTTACCTTTTCTTGTTGTAGGTCTACTTTCAGCTGCGCTTCCCTCATTGAGGTATCCGATTCAAGATACATTGCAATGTCCGTACGGAGAATCTTCAGTGGGTTTGGTTGCCATCCATACTGATCCATTACTTCCTTAGCAAGTGTACCGTTGTACCACTCATACTTATCTCGGTATAATTCCTTGAAGTTTGATTCCATCTTGCGCAGCATCAATCTTTCCTGCGAAAAGATCTTGAAGTACTTTGCATGCATTTTAACAATGCGGAGAGACTCATCCCCCAACTCAGAACGATCAATTTGGGAATCAACATCCCATAGGTTTTGGATTTCTTCTAATTTCATAATAAAGTAATAATAAAATAATATTCACAGCGACAAGGCTGACTATATTGGGTTCGGATGGTCAGGTCAACGGGGTGATGTTGAAGGTGCGGAATCTAAATGTAGCAACTGTCTCGATGTAGTCGACATCGGCAGCTGTTGAGTTGAACATGAATCCACCCAAGTCTGTTGGGTACATATCAACGAATGTGATATCGAACTTAGGATTCATTGCACTAGAGAGAACTGTCAGTGTAGCATCCGAGTACACTTCAGTAGGCTGGTATTGATCAAAGGAGTCTGGAAAGCCGATTGCTTTAATCCAGTTGAAGATTTCAAGGTAGTTGGCCATCGCTTCATCGACCTTGAATGTAATCTGCAAATCACCATATCCGATATGATCACCAGCCACAGGCACTTTAACGAACGGCGAAGGTATGCTGGCAGCTCCGAGAGCTATACCAGGCAAGTTGACGTTCTGAACGAAGTAATTGACGTTTGGTGTCTTCTTGATTGTAAACTTAAACCCTAACGGAGAAAGGAAATTCTTGTTAGATGGTTCAGTGATTGAATATGACATTAGTGCCTCCTGAACTATTTAGGCATAAAAAAGAGGGCCTCTTTCGAGGCCCCCTGTAAAATGTCCATCTTCGTGGACTTGGTCAACTCTCTGATTAGAGGATGTTGTCAACCAATACGCGACGGTAGTACACGTTGCTGTCTTTAGTGAGAGCACCAAGACCTGCGTTTGCGCCTTCCGCGAATGGGTTAGCGACCATGCCGTAACGTGTCTTGAAGCCGATCTTAGGTTGGAAAGAACCTTGATCGACAGCGCGAACCATTTGCAATGGAACGTATGGGCAGTAGAACAAGCCAGCGTCGAATGCAGAAGCACCCTTGTAGCCAACAACCATGTAGTTGCCAGTTGCATATGGGTCGATGTAGACCTTGATGCGACCGTTCAACACACCAGCGAATGTGTTACCAGTGTCATCAACTTGCAAGTTGTTGCTGTTCAATGCTGGAGCGTAGTCAAGAACACCAGCCATTTGCAATGCGGAAGCGACGTCCGAAGAGCAGATGATGATGTTACCCTTACCACGACGTGTAGCCTTGGCAATAGCGTTAGCTTCACGTTCAACTTGGAACATCAAGCCCTTGAACTTTTCAACAGACCAACGACCGTTAGCATCAACGTCCAAGTCGAAACGACCTGCAGTTGTAGTACCAGACGAAGCACCTTGAGTAGCTGTAACAGCGATTGTACGAACAACTTCGCGGTTGATTTCAGCCAAGATTTCTGTTGTCAAGATGTTTGACAATTCAGTTTCAGCGTCAAGACCGTGGATAGCCTTCAAGTCTTGTGCCAATTCCATTGTATATTCTGCCTTCAAAGCACGTGACTTTGCTGTGACAGAAACTTTCTCGATAGAGAAAGCCATTTCTGGGATAGCTGTACCGCCAGAAATACCGAGGCCTTCAGCAGTAGCTGTAGACATACCTGTACCCATGTTGTAGATACCAGTTTCAGCCAAGTTAGCTGTACCAGTTGTTGTGTTACCTGGGTAACCACCAACTTGCTTCTGACCAAGTGTGTTAGCACCAGTAGTAACAGAAGAGAATGTTGTGTCGACTTCATTGTAGAAAGTCTCTGTACCAGTTTGGTTAGCATAGCGAGCGCGCATAGCGAAGATCAAGCCTGTTGGGCCAGTCATCGGTTGAACACCGCAGATGTCATAAGCAATCAGGTTAGGCATTGCACGGCGGACCAAGCTGATCAACACTGGATCGAAATTATCGATCTCAGAACCAGTTTGGTTAGCGTGTGTAGCTTCGCTCAAGAGGCTTTGTGAGCCACGTGAACCAGATTCACGCAAAGCGCGTTCTGTGTTTTCCAAAAGCACAGCTGTAACGCCACGCTTATGAGCATTTTCGATCTTTGGAAGATCTGCGTGCTCAATGACTGGAGCCCACTTGTTTTGGATGTCTTCGGTTAAGTACATTTTTTCCCCTTTTTTTAAAAAAAATTATTGACTAAACTTATTTATAAAACTTTTACTTTTTGACTGTACGAGCGATCGCAGAGACGTAGTTTGCAACTGGGCCAGCAACTGTTTTAGCTGGTGTTACAACAGATTCATCTAGTTCAACGATTTCGGTTTCTTCAATCAATTTTGCAGCAACAGCTTTCTTTTCGCCAAAGTATTGTTCTTTAACGATTTCGAGCTTTGTGCGGTATGTGTCGATTGTATCAAACTCTACACCCTCAGCAAGTGTGCGAAGCTTTTCAACTTGAGTCATAGCAAGACCTTCAGCAACTTGATCGAATACATCTTTTTGTGCAGATGCTTCAACGAGCTTGCTCAATTCGATGTTTTCTTCGATAGCGCCATTCAAAGTAGCTTCGAGTTCTTCAACTCTTTCAGCCATCTCTGCAACGAGGTCGATCTTTTCTTTTGGTACGGTGATGTAGGATTCTTCGAACAAGCCTTTTAGCTTCTCGATGAATTCTTCAGCGATGATTGTGTTCAACGAAGATTCGATAGCAACTTCATTTGCTTCCATCCATTGCTCGACGACGTAGTCGAGGTAGTCAGAAACTTGCTCAGACAATTCTTCGGACAATTCTGCCTTAGCAACTTCGAAAGATTCTTCGAGTTCAGCTTGCTTAGCAGCAAATTCTTCTTCCAATGCTGTACGCTCTTCAGCGATGCGGCTAGCAACAGCAGCTTCGAAAATGATAGATGCTTTGTCTTTGAATTCTTCAGACAGATCATCACCGAACAAGCCGTCGATTTCTTCTTTCATGGAAGAAGAAGCTGCAGATGGCTTAGCAGCGATAGATGCTTTGTTTTTAGCAGCTGTGTCGCCTGTTGGAGCTGTGTTGTTTTCGCTATCAGTAGTCTGGACTTCACCTTCGAGTTTCTTCGAAGCTGTTTCGCCCTGATTCTTGTCAGCGCCGCGGTTAGCGTGCACATTACCAGTAGCGACTGGGTCAGCCGACTTAGAGCCGCCTGTTGCACCACCGCCCACTTGGTCAGATGCCTTTTCTAACAATTCTTTTTTGGACATTTAATTCTCCTGTTATGGTAATTATTTATAAGACTATTTAGTAGATAAGAATTTTAAGTATTGTTGGAACGCGGCAACCTTGGTTTCTTGCAGTTGTTTTGAGCTAGCCTTGACGATAGATTCCTTGATCTGCTCAACTTGTTGGGCTTTGATAACGCCGTTATCCCATACCCACTCAACGCCTTCCATAATCCCCTGAACGAACGCATCTGGAGCTGAAGGATCAGCTACAACGTCAGCCGCTGTTGCGAGGAAGAAGTCATCTTGGACTTCCATAATACCATTAACTTCTTTGAGAGAGCCCATACCGCGCGTAGATACGCCTAGTTGAACGCCACTCTCCAATAAATTTCTTGCAATGTCGCCCATAGGTGTGCCAAGAATCTTAGCCTTACCCATGAAGTCATTTCCGCTTTGTTTCAATTCAACAATCTTAATGCACACACGATCAAGATTGATTGCAGGACCATTTGGATGTCCCAGTTCGCCAAGAGCGCGGTTCGTGTCGACGTATTCTTTCGAATAGCGTTGAACTTCACGTTCTAGAACTGGAAGCTTGTAGATACGACCATTGCGGTTCTTTTGTTCTGCTTGCATGAAAGGACCAACAATGTAGAGGTCCTTTTTGCCGTTGCGTTCTTCTACGAGGTATTGAACGTCTTCTACTAATTCTGTGAATAGTTTCATATTGGTATCTTCTTAATAGTATCCAACCGAAACGGCAAATACGCCCGAAGCTGAATTGCTTTCGAATGTGTCTGTTGGTTGTTTGAGTACTGACTCACTATCAAAGTTACATCCAGCAGCACCGAGCACGATAGTGCCGATCGATACGCCGTTAGCATTCTTTTGTGTGATCAGAGAAGGAGAAGCGGATGTGTTGACGATACGTACAACTTTTGCTCCACTTACTGTATTAGCAGTTGTGAGAGTGATAGAGGTCGATAAGATTTTAATGTTATCGGACATGATTACTCCTCTTCGCTTTCATTCAATACGCCTTGAACCATTTCGAGAAGTTGTTCGAATTGCTCATCTGATTCAAGCATCTCAACGAATTGTTCGCGAGATTCATCATCTTCTAGGCTCTCGTAAACAGCTTCAAGCATCGTTGTGATTGCTTCGACTTCTTGTTCTGCCTGCTCTGCTAGCACTGCTTCGAGAATGTCATCGACTTGTTCCTCTTCAGCAACTTGCTTAGCTTTTGCAGTAGCGATAGCCATTTTCTTAGCGTCGCTGTATTCTGGATGGTCGCGTTTAATTGCATCAGCAATTTCTTTACGCTTAACCAATTCTGCGTTCGATAGATGTCTTTCATTGACATCTTCGCTTTCCTTGGCGTTGTAACCATGGCGCGTAGACTTACGTTCTACAGCCTTGACGTTTGAAGCTTTGAACAGCTTATCATCGTTGCCATTAGCATCGGCTGTTTTCTTAACTTCATGGTCGTCTACAAATTCTTGTGTGCCAAGAGTGGCAGCGGATGGACCGCCCTTTTCAGAAGTGACAGTATTGTCGTGGTAGACTTTTTTAGGGCCGATCTCTCCAGGCTTACGTGAGCCCTGATCGTGCTTCGGACCCTGGAAGCCTTTTAATCCTTCAAGCAGATTGTTCAGCGTTTTCATGTGATTCCTCGGACTCTTGGTTTTCTTCCTCTGCCGATCCTTCTATCTCAGTCTCAGTTTCTGTTTCTGTTTCAACTTCAAGTTGTTCTTCAGATTCAGCTTCCACTTCGTCTTGATCAACTTCAGGCTCGGCAATCATATTCTGAGCAATTTCAACCTTACGGGATTGAATTGCATCAGCAACACGCTGGCCGATCAATTGATCGAAAGCAGATGATGTATTGACCGCATCTTTGCTCAAAGCAAATCTAACGATATCAGCAGGGGTATAAGTTGGTGTTGTCATGTTTCTCTCCATTATTTATACATTTCAATTTTGTTGTGGGACATCGGGCACCGGAGGTGGAACTACGCCACCATGTGGAACAGGAGTTCCATCAGGCATCACTGGAGGATTGAGGATCGGATCTTTAGCCTCTTCCTTAATCTCTTTGTCCATGCGCTTTCTCATTTCTTCATCTTGGCCGAAGATATATGAGCGAGCCCACTTGTGCGAATAGTACTTACCAATCACATTAGAGTTCAACATATTCTGATACGTCGATAGTTTGTCGTTCAGAATTTCGTTGTCTTTTAGTTCTGCAAAGAAGTTATCTTTTGCATACTTGAATTTGATCTTAGGAGCAATGTCCTTCCAATCATCTTGTGTAATGATCTGCTTGAGCACCAATTGCTTCTCGAGCGATTTGATGAACAAGTGATTGAAGCGAGTGCGCAAGCGGCTAATGAATTTAGCAAACTTAACTTCGTCTCTAGAAATTTCTGTTGCGCGGCCAATACCAAATGTTTGATCACTTTGCATGCGTCCCACAGGAACATTAAGCGAACGGTATAGACCTTTTTGGAAGTATTCAACGTCGGTCATTTCGCCGAGGTTTTGACCTCCTGGCAATGTCTCGATTTGAGTACCACGGTTGCCTTCGCGGCGTGGCAGCCAGTAATCTTCCAACATCGTCATAAACTTACGATCGTCGCGAATCTCACCTGTACCAGAGTCGTAAACGACCTTATTCTTATAGCGAGTCATCATATCGCGCAGATATTGCTCCGCCTTCATCTTCGGAAGGTTACCAACGTCGATGTAGAAAATCTTACGTTCAGGAGCACGCGAAATACGATATATGACAGTGGCATCTTCAAGCGCTCTCAGTTGATTGAGTGGCTTGATTGCTTTGTGGAGGTGCGATATGATCAACGAATTTGTCTTGTCGAGCAGACCAGATGTACAGTGAATGATGCTATCCTTAGCAATCTTCATCCCTGTTGTAACTGGTGTAGACAACCCTGCAACAGATGGCTTACCGCCGAACCCTTTATCGTTGTAGAGGAAGTATTCGTTGCCTGCTACCGGAATAGTAGCATCGCCACCCATACCAGTATTGCTGTTTGTTACTTTCTTGCGCTTGTTTTCTCTGACCTTTTTGATCTTACGTGGGTCAATGTAACGCAATTCTTGAATCCCGTCCTTGGGATTGTTCTTATCGATGATCGCATGATAGTATAGACGACCATCGACATACCAACGTTTGAACACATCGTAGCCTTGATGTTCAAAGTCTAATAGTGTCAGTATGTTTGAAAATTCTGCATCGATTGCTTTTTTGACTGTATCTGGTAGATCGCGGAGATTTTCCAAATTGATTTCAACAGTCTCATCCTTATCATCGATAACGATCGTTTCGTTTACGATGTCATCGACAGCTGAGTCGACTTCAGGATGTAATGCCATTTCGCGATACTTGGTGACTAATTCACCTTCGTTCTTCGCTGCACCTTCTAGATCAACGACAGTACCATAGGAACCACCCGCAGCTACAACAACTGCGCCATCATCGTTTTGTTTTGGTATGAATTCGTCTAGATCCTGTTTTACTACAGGAGCCTTACGACGGAACTCGAACCCTAGGAACTCTGCCATTAATTATATCTCCAATTAACGAGGCCGGACTAGCCGGCCTCCATACTATTAAGCGCCGCCTGCGTCGCCTGTAGTTCCACCTGTAACTTCCCACCAATCGTAGGCGAATGTTACTTGGAACTCTTGAATCGAATCGGTACTATTCCAATCCAAATCAATAGGTGACACTTCAACTGGGAAAATGCCGTTGAATGTATATTCACGGATTGGTACACCAGTTTTTGAATACTGCGTTACATTTGCAGTTGATTTATATAGGAGAGGGGATGCAGCGCCAAATCCACGCAAGTTACCTTGGAACGTGTTGATTTGGTTGGACCACTCTTCCATCGCATTGCGGATCAAGAAGTCTTCGTCGTTCATGACGACAACTGACCACTCACCGAAAGTACGATCACCGGCTAGACGAACCTTACGACCAAAGTATGGAACTTCGATAACGCCCAGCGTTGCCGCTGGGATCGAAGAAGCACGTACCATGAACGGGATCTTGATATCGCCGATGCTGTTAGCAGGATTAGAAAGTGTAACCTGGAATAGCGAGCTGCGCGCGCCACCCAGTGTTAATTGACTTCTAATTTCATTTACATTAAATGCCATGTCTTGTTCTCCTTGTCTTTATTTATTAGAACGATCCTACGATCTCTGAGAACTCAACGCCAGTTCTAACTGCAACAAAGTTCAACTGGATGAAGTTGATAGACTTAGCTGGCTTAACATAGATGTCGCCAACGAATTGGTTGCTGTCGATAACTTGGCTAGTGTTGTTCGAATCGTCACAAACAACCTTGAACGCTGTGATACCACGGCGACCTTGAACGTCACGCAAGAATGGTTCAACGATGTTCTTGAATTGAGCGCGAGTGAAGTCGTCGTTGAATTCGAACAATAGAGACTTAGCAGCCTTAGCAATTGCCTTTTCCAAGACGATAAACAAACGACGTACGTTGATACGATCGAATGCGCTAGCGTTAGCCAACAACGTCTTATCGCCAAACAAGATTGTGCCTTGACCTGGGAATGTAACAACTGGGTTAACACCAGCCTTATACAATACGTCGCGGTCTGCTTTGCCTGGGTTGTAGGCTAGCTTAACGATATTCTTGATCTGACCACGGCTGAAACCAGCTGGCGAGAACCACGGATCGCGTGTGTCGTCTGTACGTACGCAGAGACCAGCTGTATCGCCGTTCAAAGGAACATAACGGTACACGTCGTTGTACTTGTCATACTGATACTTGTATCCAGAGTCAAGGACTGCATATGAAGAAGAACGAAGAGCGTTACGGAAAGCAACAACTCGTGTAGCTTCGAGGCCATTTGCACGAACTACGTTAGCTCTTTCTGGAGAAACGAACACAACGCAATCACGACGACGATCGGCGATATTGTCGATCAAGTAGTTAGCAAGCTGTTCACCTGCTGTGCCGCCACGCGACTTACCAGTCAATAGCAACGAGATGTCAACCGATTCAGCAGAAGCGAATTGGTCGTATGCGCGAGTAATTTCACCAAACGATACTGCAGATTCGTCTGGACCATCAGATCCATCAACGAACGACAACGACAATGGCTTCGTATTTGTAGACGAGGCGACAGTTGCAGCAGCAGCAGAAGCAGCGTTTGTACGATCGCTCAATGCCCAAATGTATTGAGAACCATCATTGATAACTGTCTTGTAGTAGTTTGTTGCGCCATCGACTGTCTTGGCATCAGATGCACGCGACAAACCTTGGTAGATTTCAAGCACCGTTCCTGGAACACCAGTGAATTCGCCGTCTTGGTCAACAACTGCAACGTGAACTTCATCAACAGCAGATGTGTTGCCGCCGAACGAACGTTGGTAAGAGGAAACAGCTGGAGCGCGATCTACGCTGTTGTAGTATTCCCAGAAACGTGTAAATGATGTCGATGTTAGGTTAGCAGACAGGTTGTATGTGCTATCCAAAGTGATCGAGAAGTATGCATGAGTTGCGTTTGTAGTTGGTGTGCCAATCGATGTGACTTTAGCATATTGCTTGCCAATCGATGTGTTACCCAATTCGATAACGTCACCAACAGTCATGGTTGCAGCAACGGCTGCAGCAGCTGTGTTTGCATCAGCTGTGTTAGAACCAACAGCGTTGGCCATCTTAACCAAAGCAGTGTTAGAACCAACAGTAATAGTAACGTTTGTTAGAGTTGCGTTTGTGCTAACTGTATTAGAAGCAAGCAAGTTAACTGTCGAAGTGTATGCATCTGCAGTATCACAGACGGAAATCTTCAATGAGTTACCAACAGCACCAGGCCACTTTGCTACATACAAAACGTCAGCATCTGTCGATGTGAATGTGTCTTGCTTGTTTTCAAAGTCGTCTTGGTTGCTAATATTGAATGTAGTACGGCTTGTTACAGTGCTTGTATTAGCAATAGCGTTCCAAGCACCATCAGTGCTGTTAGCTGAAGTTGTATTAGCTGCACGAACAACGTATAGCTTATTGCCATACGCTAAAAAGTTTGCTGCAGAAAAGAAGGTTTCTGCATTGTAATTTGTAGGCTTGCCGAAACGACGGACGAGAGTTGACTCGCTGTCAATCAGAATCTTAGTGTCAACTGGACCCCATTTGAACACACCAGCAATAGCGCCTTCGGTTGAAGAAACTGCTGGGGTAACGGTAGTTAAGTCGATCTCTGAAACGTTTACGCCTGGACTTACTTGAAATGGCATGTGGATCTCCCCAATTTAGGTTATAATTTAGACTTCTTGGTTATTTATAATTTCGTCAATTCCATAGCCAATTGCCGTCGTCATGTGCGACAGCTACCAAAGGTTGTTCCTCATGTACGTCCATTCCATCATCTACAACACCAAAAGGAAGCATCGATTCTTCGATTGCACTCTCATTATCTGCATGTAAACTCGATCGTATATCCGTGCTTGTTAGTTCTTTGACATATGGTTGTTGGATCAACCACGAGAACAACACACTACACATTACTAAGTCATCATTGCCTTCTTCTGCTTCATACGAATCTCCCTTGGCGGAGAATCGGAATAGCTCATTTAGAAGGTCTTCGTCAACAACGAGGAATTTACTAGATTCCACCATTGTTTTGAAATTACTGCAGCCAACACGCTTTACCGTCTTTGATGTCTTGACACCAAGCACAGCATTTCCCTTATAGCCCGCGGATATGTGCTGGCCTGTTTTAGGGTCATTCGCCGTAAAGAACATGAATTCATATTCAAGATCGTGATAAAGAATGTCCGCTACTTGCTTGCCGACGTCATTTGACTCAACAAGCACATATGCATTATTATATAGTTTTGCGAATTGATATATGTAATTAGGGTACAAAAGAGTGGAAATCTTGTTGTTCCTATACTTCGCTACCACCTTATAGGGTAATTCTGTTACATCATATACTATAAAAGCACAATAATCTTCGCCGATACCTCTTGACGTATCCGCGACAATGATGTATGATCGGCCTTGTGCCGGATCTGAATATAGCTTAACGTGGTCCGTTTGCTTGATTGGATTCTCATAGACCAGTGTTCTAAGGATGGATCCATCAATCAGTGTGCTGGATGATCCTAGGAATTCACACTCATATTCTTGTCGGAACTGTTCAACGGACGTGTTCCGGATGATCATTTCCTTCCACTCTTCATCTCTTCCTGGCACTTGAGACCAGTGAACGTCCACTCTCTTGTAATCGTTTCTAGCTTCTTCGCTGTCTTTCCACAGCTTGTAGAACATATTCAAGCCGTTTGGCGTTGAAGTGATAACGACCTTGGACGACTTACCAGACGAAATCGTTGGGTAAACGGATTGGAAGAATTCTTCCTGTAAGTGGTTTGGGACGAACGCAAATTCGTCAAGGTAGATCAGGTTTTGAGATGTACCACGAATAGCAGAACTTGATGTAGCAGATGCTAGGATCTTTGATCCATTCGCTAATTCAATATAACCTTTGTTCCACTCAATAACACCTTGTTGTAGCCATTTTGGCAGATGTTCGAACGCCATCTGGATACGACCCAAGATTTCACGAGCTTGTGATAACTTGTTAGCCAAGATGGCGGTAGAGAAGTTCTCATTGAACAGCGCAAAGTGAAGTAAGATAGCAGCAACAGTCGTCGTCTTACCGACCTGACGAGGCATCTTACATATTGTGTATCTGTTTTCGGAAGTGACGAGATCAACGATGTCTCGTTGGAAATCCCACATTTCAAATGGGATCAAACCTCTATCAACGTTAACGATCTGTACGTACGTTTCGATGAAGTAGAGCGGATTGGATGCGCATTTTCCAAAC